ATCATCGTATCTTCTCATAGTATTTCTCCAGTCTGTTTCTCTTTCTGCTGTTCTTACTATGTGACAGAATACCTCTAGATATTCACTGCATAACAATAGGAAGTTATCATACTCACTCTCCTCTAGTCTTACAAACTTACACCACGGTGAAAATATTTCACCCCACTCTGGTAAATGTCTATTCTTTTTAAAGTTATATGTTATATTTCCTAAACCATAATCTACCTTATGCACTGGTGACACATCAACTATAGCAGCAGTAACTTTACCACCTGCCTCTACGATGTCACATCCAAAAATAGGTATAGGATATTCTGGATCTGGGAATAATACACAGTGTAGTATCTCAATCCCTTTACTTGTAACTGCTCTTTCTATATGTAACTTTCTTAAACCCTTAGAATTCCACATGTAATTATAGATGGATACATCACCTGTATGCACCTCATCATAATCTGAAACAAGTTCTTCTAAATGTGGCAACCTTGAAATCTTAGTTCTAATCAGCGATGCTAGATTAGAGCAGAGTTCCGAAGCTACGTCTAATTTCACGGAGTTCATTGAAGTTCTTTTGTTTTGTTCCACCATCGTACGACCATGCATATCCTTGCACAATCATTTTTTCGTTGAGTGATACATCATCATCGCCAACGTATAACCAACCAAGCAACCTACCATACTTACCCATGCCACCTTTGAGTTCAGTTCGTATAGTGAGTTCATCATCTCCATCGATTGCTCCTTCTAATTGTTCCTTCATCCAGTTAGTAGCATCTATTCCCAATGCCTTCTCTTCCAAATCTCTTGTTCTTTTCTCTGGCGTATCAACACGATTAATCTCCGTTACTCTAAAATTATAGCAGCTTTTCCTGCTCGGTGGTTGCATCGCTGCCATCGTTCATTTCCTCATATGCATACTTCATTATATATGCGATAAGAATTGTAACTGATATTACTAGAATCAGTACCATAATATTCACAGAGTGAACTACAATCATATCATCAACATTGCATGTTGTAGTTCTTTAGCGTGCTTTAATTCATCCTCTGCTATCTCTGCAATTTTCTTATCTTCTGGGTGCCATGCACTATATTTTGTATATGTCTCATACGCATGCTTTTCAATCTTCATGTTGATATCGTAAGCGTTAGCAGGATCGATAAGATAATACCCAACCATGATCCAATAATAAACCAGAACAAGATGTTTGGCAAAGAAGCGGTCAACCCAGTACTTGTTACCTTCTCTAAGCTCCATTTCTTCAAGGTGTTCAGTTTCATTGAGTGCCTGATAGAAGTGTTCCTTCATTAAGTATATGTGATCCTCCCCTCGAAGTCCAAGACTTTCTCGGAAATGTAACACACTGATAAATGAAAAGTATGGTGCTCTTGCAATTACTTCAAGAACCCAGAATCTTTGAAATTCTCTACCTCTGTAAAGAAAATCCAAGATGTAAATTGTGGTATCTAATACCCAAGTGTTAAATTGTTTCATGTAAGTATTTATACTTACTCCTCTTTTATACAATATTCTGCAGCGTGCGGATTATCGAACCCCTTTAAATCCTCTCTTGCTTGTTTGATAGCGGTGTATGCATCGTCAGCATACTCGCATATTTCATAGTGAACGTTTAGGTTATCGTGATAACCAACCGTATAATGGGACATGATAGTTTCAACTCCATTTACGTTATTATTTATTTTGGAGAGTGGTCTTTCATACCAGTATGGTTACCATCTCCTGGCAATTTGCCGAAAGCAACATATTCGATTGCTTGCATAGAACCTTCAAGTCTAGTCAAATCTCTTTCTAACTTTACATATTCATCATATGCAGATTGAAGTTCTTGTTTTCTCTGAGACAACTGCATCGTACGTTTTGTAAAACGTTGAATGAGTTGTTCTGGACTTTCAGTTTGTTTTAGTTTCATGGATTAAGATCTTTCAATTTTTTTTCGACCCAATGGTCTTCGTTGTCAATTCCTGCTGCCTTTACATATCTCATGATATGATCATCAATCTGATGAAAGATTGGATGTAGATCCAAATCCATATTAATATCATGTGCAATATCCGCTACTTGAGATTCTGACAAACAGTGATCTGGATGTAGCAGATCGCAAGTTGGAATTCTTTGTTCAATTAGTTCATTGAGATTAAGTCTAATCTCATAGTCACGATAAACTGGCATTTTAATCTCCGTGTTGTAGTCTTTCTACTACTGTTTCTTTTTGCATTGGTGATATGTCATTTAAACCATTGGCATCAAACCATGGTGCTTCTTCCCAATCAAAACCCTCACCGAATGTATTGTCAGGTGACATGACATACCAGTGACATTTAGCGTCAGGCACATCTACTGCACACACCGCCCAATCATCTGCCCACTGTGGAACTTGCACATACATCACTGGTAAGTGATTGGCAAACAATGAAAGTATGAGAGAAAAGAAAATCATACCCTACGTCGTTTCTTTTTAATTGCTAAAACAGATACGATTGCTGCAGTAGCAAACACAACTGAGGCAGACACAACAAGAAGTGTTGGGTCATACATTATATCTGGTTGTGATTCCCATGTGCCAGGCAAAGTGTAGACAGATGGGTGTGATGCAAAAAACATTTTTTTACCTTTTAGTATACTATGTAGTTAGGTTTTACGCACGGAAAAATCCAATGCAAACCTTTTGTTATCACAGATGATATCATCTGCTGCATGAGGAATCCTTGGATTAAATATGCAAAAATCCGTAGGTCGTAATTTATGAACGACCCCACCATGCATAAATCCACCACCCATAGTCTCTGGATCCCAATCGTTATTTAAAATACCCATTACTTTAATTGTATCATTTCTACTTGCATCGTCAACATGCACGTTATCTTTTCTATGCCTATCCTTTATTGCCACACCTGCATAGAATATCTCAGGTATGAATAGTTCTCTATTATTTGCTTCCCATACTTGCAACAAAACAGAAGATGCAAGACCTGCCAAGAAATCATCCTTGATCTTACCATCTTCTACAATATCTAATTTTGCATGTTTCTTATCAAACGCTGCTCCCATAGGGAACTTCCAATGCCATGCTTCTCTTTTTGCTGCTGTCTCAAATATAAAATCTAATACAGATTGATGACATACATTACGAATTATCTTTATCATATTCATCAATTAACGTACGACGATACTCCCATGTTTGACCACTAGTAGATCCTTTACATGGATTTATACACCCCTTAGAATAACCATAGTCTTTTAAAGTATTACAAACTAGACCTGCAAGATCATGAGGACAACCCTCCTTTCCTGTAGACCAATATAATTGTTCTCCGATCCATGTAGCACTACATGTAGGACAGACTCTCATTTAATTGTATAGACTTACAGTCTATTATATATCAACAATTCCAAGCACGCAAGCTTTTGTTAATTCTTGAATCAGGATCTGATGCAGTTTTCTTAGAAGTTAACTTTGCTTTCATTCCTTTCATTCTAGCGCAGAAGGATGCCCTGCGGGGGTTTCCAACTTTTTTGCTAGGTGCTTTAAGGTCAGATCCAGGATTTTCGCGTTCGTAACTTTTTCTGCCTTTTTCGTTAAGTCCGCCTGATTGGTTCTTTCCTGCTTTCCTAGTCCATGCTGCTGCTTTTTCTCTGACATACTCCAAGTCTTCCTTTTTTACACAGCGGTTGTACGTTTTGCCGAATAGTTTTTGGGTTCCTTTTTTCTCATAACCTGGCCAACATTTCTTTGCTTCGTTGGTTGTTTCTTCATGAGTAAACTTCATACCCTTAGTCGCTTTATCCTTAAGTGCTTGACGCTTCTTAGGATCCATATTCTTTTCATAGTCTGCTAACTTCTTAGCATAACTAGGGTTATCCATTTTCTTGATAAGTTTTCTGTCTGATTTGTTAGGTCCTGTGTATTCCACTGCTTCATTCTTAGGACGACAATCATTTACCAACTTACCACCCTTCATTTTCATACCAACTTTTTTATGAGTCTTCCAACATTCTGATTGAAAATCTTGGAATCCTTTTATCTTCATATCAAATTCTTCTTTCTTACTTTTGTTTCCCCAATTTTTTGCACCAACTTTTCGGCATTTGACAAGTGCACCGCTTGCATAAGCACTTGGCCAAACTGAATAACGAGACTTTACCTTATGGTAACATGCATCTTTTTCGCCTTCGTGTATTTGTGTAGATTCTGTTTTCACGTTAATTGCTTTACCTTTTCTGTTTGGATTAGGGTCTTGCTTGTTTTTGCGACGAAAGGCTGCATCCTCCTCCTTTTTATTTAGGTTTCTTTTCATCTTACTGGAGCCGCACTTGGGTTTGGTTGTTTGTCCAGGTTGTTTGGCACAGGGTTTACCTGCGTATTTACCACCGAGTTGAACCCAACCAGGCTTCCCATCAGAAGAGCGACTCTTAGAAAACCAGTCGTGCAAAGAACTATCACCACTTTTGTTCTTTTCGATAATTTCATTATTTGCCATAGTGCATTGCGGGTTTGTTAGTTTTACCTAGTTTACCTTTTCTGACTTTTGTGCCAGAAGTTTCACCCATACCAGATGGGTTTTTGCCTGGTTTTGCTTTACCTAAAGTCATAGACTTAGATGGTTTCTTAGACTCAGTATCATGTAGTCTAGCAGGTTTACCTGCCTTCTTAGTGATGACTGATTCTTGACCATGCTTACGTCCTAGACGACGCATAACTTTACCGAAACGTCTCTTAGACATTCCTTTTGCAGGAGTAGTTTGGTATGAAACCTCACGTCCTGTTCCTTCACCTGAGGAATATTTATACTCCCCTACACCTTTTTTATAACCTATACCTTTCTTCTTAAGATCTTTTTCAAGTCCTTTACGTTTTTCTCGATTTGATTTTTCATCCGTGCCTCTGTCAGCAGAAATGTTTCCAGTAGTCTTTGACTTTGCTTTTGATAGCATCCTTGTAGTAGGATTACCTTCAACTAGTTTGATGAAATCTTGATAGTACATAACTTTCAATTGTTCTTTTTGTGCTAACTTATTAGCAGTAGCGTACATAACTTCTTTATCTCGATCTCCATAGAGTTTTTTAAAGCGATGACGATTTTTCTTCATCCCTTTAATTATTCTCTCTGCCTCTTGATTAACAGCGGGCATCTTAACCACCAACGACTTGGATTTCCTCAATAATCACTGCACTTGTAGCAGCAACAATCTTGATTGCTCTTTTAACAATTGCTTGAGGACCTGAAAAAGCGAAAGTATAATCTGCTGATGCACCTGATGAATCAATATCAGTGCTGATTTTGTTTCCTACAACAGCAGTAATCTTTTTACCTGCAGTTCCTGCAGAAAGGAAATTACTATCAATAGCGGGTGATGTGCTATTATCTTCAACTGCAATAAAATCACCAGTTGAGAATGGATGTGCGTCACCTGTTGCATGTATATGGTGACCTAGGATATAATCAGCAGTAGAATCATCAACTGCTTTTACAATCTTTGCTTGGCCAGGTTTACCACCTTTGAGAAGAATAAATTCATTCTGAACAAGTGTGATTGCAGGACCACCATTGAGTGATACAGTTGCTGCACCTGCAGTAGATCCAACTCTGTAATATCCTGTTTGTATTACTTGATATTCAGTTGCACCTGCTGCAACTGTATTAGTGCTAAGAACATTTAATACTGACATGTCGTGTGTTGTTATTTCTTGTCCTTTTTATTTATCTCTTTTTGCTGCTTTAACATTTTCTGTAAATCTGCAGTGCTACCAACAAACATAGTATTGTTTACTGTAGATGGTGCGTTCTTTTTATCCTCAGCATCTAACTCTTTCATCTTCTTCTGAAGATCGATTAGTTTATCAGCAGTATCTGCTACGTTCTTAATTGTTGTTGCAGCAACTTCATAAGCACGAGGGTGATCTGATGCTTGTGCTACTTCTAATATACCGTCTACTGCCTCTTGTCCTTTCATCACTAAACTATGCAATGCAGCACGAGATATCTCATAGTCTTGTTTGACATCTTGAGTCTCTGTTTTCTTTAGTGTTGGTTTTACTTTCTCAACATGCTTTTGAAGTTCAGATGGTTCTGTTCCAAAAGCATCATTGAGACCATCGAAAGGATTTGCCATTACGTTATAGTCTCGTCAGCACCACTTGTAGGATTACGTTTCTTATCATCGGTAAAGACTGCAGTGGTCTCTCCGAATCCGAAATCATCATCAGCATCTGCTGAGAGAGGATTAGGAACAACAGTGTATCTTACTTCTCTTGGTGCAGATGTAGTATTTACATCTGTATAGTAATCTGTAATTGCCTTCTTGATAACTTTTGGTTCTGATACAGGACCGTATAGATAAGTTTTTGCAGTAAATTGTAAAGTATAAATGATTGCTCTTCTTGTAGTAAAGTTACCCTCATAGTCATCTTCATATTCAACGTCATTGAGGACTACAGGGATATCTCTGATTTCACTCATCTCAGGCAATAGTTTTACTGCCATGTTAAAATGAGGTTGGAATATTGGTAGAATCTGTTCTAAGATTTGTAAACCATCTTCTTGGTTTTTAGAGATGATTGCTAGTTCAAAACTAAGATTATAAGGAACAGGCATAAACACGTTCTTGTTCGTTGTAGAACTGCTTGCCATCTTAATTTTTTGTGTAGGTGCAAGTTTTCTTGCGTTGTCATACGCTACACCATTAATCTCAAAAGAGATTCTAGGTAAAGTAAGTTGAACTCTTTTATTAGTAGGATCTGGAACTTGATCTAACCTTGCTAAGAATTTTTGTTTAGGACCGTACGCCAAAGGTACTTTCATAACTTCATCGTTACGACGCAATTCAATGTTATTGAATAACGTTCCGAAAGCAACGATAGTCTTCCTAAAAATTTCGTGATATGAATATGTGCCTAACATTAGATTGTAGTATCAGTTGTAGATCCAATTGAGCCGAATGGATTGGTTTCGGTAAAGTCAATAATATCGTTATCTAAAGTTTCAAAATCAGCATTTTGATCTATAGAATTAGCGGTATTAACATTATTTAGTGTATTATATGATGCAGAAGTCCAAGCAGCACTTGAGGTCTGTCCTGTAACCGTCTCAGGTATCGTAAAGACACCTGAACGATTAAAGACCTGTAACTGTCTAGTTGTAGAATCCCATGCTTTAACTTCAGCAGTCACGTTAGATGTGCCTCCTGCAACAATTTCACCAACTGTGAAATCACCAGAACCTCCAGTAGCAAAGTTAACTGTAATAGCATTAGCAAAGGCAGCTTCGATTGCATCGATCTCTGCGATACCTGTGTCGAGATCTTCGTCGCTGTATTCAAAGAGTTCACACTGACATTCCCAAACATATCCTTTTCCTAATTGATAAAATGGTTTTTCTGCTTCAACAAATTGTATTTCAAATAAATGTTTTGTTGTTGGAAAATATATTAAGTCCCCTTCGTTTGGTCTCCCTTCGACGTTAAGCGTGACACTATCGTCCACATGCTCTTTAAATTTCTCACGGGAGAATATAAAAGTTGTCTTGTCTTCGATACGGACTCCAAATTTGCTAAGTAACTCACCTTGTCCTTCCCATCCTTCAGCATTATTGACATATGCTCTAATTGGTTTCGCAGTATCGAATTGCGAATCCGAGTCCTCTCCAAAGACCGTATCTTTGTTGACAATCGTTCTCGGAACGTAGAAAATATCTTGCCCATAAATTTCAATGCTTTCAACTACTAAATTTTCAATAAATTTTTGTTCCTGTGCAGAACCATTTGCCTTGAAACGTCCTGCGTTAGAATAATCTGACTGAACGTAATCTTGGGCGGGAGTGTTAGAAAATGCCATTTTAACCTACTAGATCCATTGGTGGAATTTCGTATGTGTCACGAATAGTATCTTCAAGATCTTTCTTGAATTGACTTGCATCCTCAAGAATTTGACGACCGTTAAGTGTAACACCACCTAACATTTGAATGCCATCATACTTACTTAGGTTTCTTCCCCATTGCTGTTGAAATAATGCTTCAACATAATCCTTCAACCAGTTATCATTATACATTCCTGTATATGTTTCTGGGTCTTGACGTACGAGAACTTCAACTAAAATTCTATCTCCTGATGCTAGAGAATCCCAATCAAAATCAAGATATAATCTACCTTGCTTTTCATTGAATCTTACTCTCCTATTACGACCAGAATTGGTAACCCAATCAAGAGTCTCAAGATATTGAGATGTCATGAAGTAATGAAGAATATGACCATGGGTCATAGCGTATATATCATTTAAGAAAATTTGATACTTGATATTGAACATGTTACCAGGCACAATACTAGAAGCACCAATCTGTGTATACACATGATTTACTGCTAAAATATTAGGAGGTAAATCAACATAGTTATTGTTCTCATACCAATTAGTAGATCCTTGTTGAGTTGAACTTTGTGCTGCTGTTCTAATAGCATCAGTTACTTCAATATTCATGAAAGATTTATAACTTCCATCATAATGATACTCTTGATAAAAATCAATTGCTTCTTCTATCAGATCATCTAATTGCTCAGTTGCAACGTTGATGTCGATTGTAGGATATCCTAAACGACGAAGAGCATAGTCTCGTAGTTCGGTTTTAGTAGCGGGTCTAGTAGCAGACATAACTTATTAACTGAATGAGGAGATAGTAAGTGTAGTAACATCATTTGCACTGACGACTTCTCCCTTCTTAAAGAATCCGTCAACATTATCAACTGTTACTTGGTTAGTTCCAAGAGCAGTGATAACACCTGTGGTGCCAGAAGTAGCACCAGTAACTGTTGCTCCAACTTCCATCGTTGTGATGTCAGTAAGAGTTAGAGTTGCATTTGTTGCAACAGTAGCGACATTAACTGTTGCACCGTTTCCATGGATTGCAGATACTGGAACTGTAGCACTGTTACCATGGATTGCTGTTACATCGAATGTAAGAGCAGCACCACCGCCACCACCAAGTTGAGCATCAGCAACTGTCACAGTTTCATTAACAATGAATCCAGATCCATCGTCTGTTACAGTGATAGTAGCAGCACCATTTGAATCAACAACAATAGTGAATGTTGCATTTGCACCATCTGCTTGAGTGATGTAATCAGATGTGCCAATGGTGTAAGTTCCTTGAGTTCTTGATGCGTCAGCAGCACCGACGTTTCCTGTTGTTGCAATACCAGATGCGTTAGCATTAGTAATTGTCAACACTTCAGATGCAGCGTAACCAGATCCATCATCATTGATTGCAACACCAGTGATACCACCACTAGCATCAACAGAAGTGATGTTCAATGTTGCACTAGATCCAGATCCAGATGATGATGTTGCAATAGCAGTTCCTGTTGAATATCCAGATCCTGCAGCACTAATAGATCCAAGAGTCTTAATTCCAGAAGCATTAGCGTTAGCAATAGTTATAGTATTACCCGCAGTAAAGTCAGTTCCACCGTTATTAACTGTTACGTTAGTGATAGCACCTCCAGATGCAGTAATGTCAACAGTCGCAGAAGAACCATCGCCTCCAGTGACTGCAACTCCAGTTGCAGATGTATAACCTGTTCCACCAGATAATGTTGCTAAGTTCAATGTAAGAATTTTACCTGCGTTAGCATTGGTGATTGTAACTGTGTCAGTAATCAGATAGTTAGAACCACCTGCATTTACCGCAGCAGCAGTAATGTTTCCATCAGCATCGACTGTAGTATTAACAGTCAATCCAGATCCAGTTCCTCCAGAGGTAGCAACTGCTGTTGCTCCTGTGAATCCCCCGCCACCACCAACACTGACTCCTGTTGTGACAACTGCACCTGGTGTTGGGTCTCCACTAAGTCCTAGTGTAAGTGTAGTTGATGTAGCAAGGTTAGTTAACATTGCTCTTAGTTGCTCATAAGCATTGTCAAGTTTTGCTTGAACTCTTGCTTCTGTATAGTATTGATTTGTTGATCCTTCAGATAAATTATCAGTATCTGCTGCAGCAAGTTTAACATCAAAACGAGCATCAGAACGTGTATTAGTAAAGAATACGTTTGTAGATCCTTCAGTTACATTATCAGTATTAATATCTGCTTGAGTAACAGATAGTTCACCACCTGCTGATAGTGCAATACCTGTGCCATATGTAAAGTGTGATCTTGTTCTTGTATTAGTTGTGAATAAGTTTGTAGATCCTTCAGTTACATTATCTGTGCTAATGTCTGCCTGTGTAACTGTGAGAGTGTACGTTCCTGCAGTATCATCATAGACTTTTGTAATGCCTGTTCCTGCTACAATAAGAGCATTGACTCTATCATCGACTCTCTCATCAGTATAGAATAGGTTACTACCCTCTGTAATGTTACCAGTATTGATATCTGCTTGAGTAACAGATAGTTCACCACTACCAGACAGCTCGATACCTGTTCCGTAAGTAAAGTGTGTCCTTGTTCGTACAGCAGTAGTGAACAAGTTAGTTGATCCTTCAGTTACTGTGTCAGTATTAACATCTGCTTGAGTAACAGATAATGTATATGTGTTTGAAGCATCGTCATAAACCTTAGTAACACCAGTTCCTGCAACAATTAGAGCATTGATTCTGTCATCAACTCTCTCATCTGTATAGTATAGATTGCTCGATCCTTCAGTAATATTGTCTGTGTCAAACTCAGTAAAGTCTATTGCTAGATCAGCAGTAGCAAGTTTAATACCAACTCCATATGTGAAATGAGTTCTAGTTCTAGTAGCAGTAGTGAATAGATTTGTTGATCCCTCTGTTACATTGTCAGTATTGATATCTGCTTGAGTTACTGATAAGGTATAAGTTCCTGCAGCATCATCATAAACTTTTGTAATACCAGTGCTTGCTGTAATAAGAGCATTAACTCTATCATCAACTCTTTCATTAGTGAAGTAAAGGTTGGTTGATCCTTCAGATAATGCATCAGTATCATGGTTTGCAATACTTGAAACTGTTCCAGTTAAGGTTCCTGTAATAGCAGTAATGTTTGCAGCATCTGCATATACATTTTGCCATCTAACTGAACTAGTACCAAGATCGAATGCACTATCACTAGCAGGATTAAGATTCTTAGCAGTTGAAGTTGTTGCTACAAGATTACCTGTTAGATTTCCTGTAACATTACCAGTTCCAGTTCCACCAAAAGTAATATCATCAGCATAAATGTGTTGCCATCTAACAGTGTTACTACCCAAATCATGAGTAGAATCAGCAGCAGGATTTAGATTCTTGGCCGTTGAAGTGGCCGCGACAAGATTACCTGTAACGTTACCAACTAAGGCAGCGGTGATAATATTAGCAGCGAAATCACCAGATGCATCTCTTAGGACTAGGTTGTTAGCAGAGTTACTTGCAGTAGATGCAACGTTGATTGTAGTATTTCCAGAAACACCATCAGCATTTGTCAGTGTAATACCTGACGACGCTGTAACAGAAAATGTCCTTTGTGCGTAAGTATTAGCAGCAGTCCTTACAACATATCCTGTGCCTGACATTGCAGCGAGTGCAGTGATGTCAGCATCATCGTAAGTAGTTGTAAGAGTAACAGCAGCACTACCGTCTATAGATACACTACCATTTACAACACCATCAAGTGTTAATACTCTAGCAGTCTTCCATGCGTCAGCAGTAGATGCGTTTCCTAAGAAACCTGCACCAGCTCCTGCAGCACTAGCAGCAGTGATCTGATTAGCAGCAAAGTCACCAGATGCATCACGATTTACAATCGTAGACGCTGTAGCAGCAGTCGCAGTTGTCATGCTGTCTAGTAGGTCTGCGTTAAGATTATTAATCTTATCTGTTGTTGGGATAACAAGAGCAGCACCCGAAGTTACTTGAGATATTATCTGACCATCTACAGTCAGTGTGCCATCAATGTTTGCATTAGCATCAACATCAAGAGATGTGCCCGCACCAGTAAGATTTAAACTACCTGCTCTAAGAGCACCATCTGTTCCAGATAGAACTTCTGAAGTATTAGTTGCACTTGTTAGGAATTGGAATTGGGATGATGATCTATCAAAACCAAAGAAACCAATTTTAGCAGACCCATCGTAGTAACGAAATTCCACACCACGATCCTTTCCATCGTTAGATCCTGGTGCTGTGTCACCACCCACAGTAATAATAGGGTCATCGATTGTTGTGACTGTAGAGTTGACTGTAGTTGTTGTTCCATTGACTGTAAGGTTTCCTGTGATTATTAAATCTGATGCAGCAGTTAAGTCACCTGCAACATCTAGTGTTCCTTGAATATCAGTGTTACCATTATCGGTATCTACTGTAAACTTGTTCGCTGCAGAACCATTCTGCACTTTGAACATCTTATTATCTGCAGTGATAGTAACATCATCATGAGTTACTAAAGCACCAGAGATATCAGCACTATTGTTAAGATCAAGAGCACCAGTAAGTTCAGTGCCTCCATAAACTCTTAGACCTTCACCAATAGCAACGTTCTTACCAATCGCAGCACCACCAGTTAGACGGAATGCACCATCAGCAGCGTAAGATCCAGTCAGAGTTTGCTGAGTGTTTCTAGTAATTGTAGTGACATTAGAAACACCTAAAGTATTGTTGATTTGAGTTGCATCACCAACTGTTAATGTTCCAATAATATTTGTATTACCGTTATCAGTATCAATACTGAACTTAGTTGTTCCAGAACCATTGTTTATATTAACTACTTCGTTATCACTTTGAACAATTAGAGAGTCATTGATAGTTGTTTGACCTGCAACAACTAGAGTTCCATCAGTTGCTATGTTACCTGAGGCAGATGCAACAGTCATCTTATCAGTAGTTCCTGATCTGACTGCAAAGTTTGCATCAACATCTACAGTTCCGTTGAACTCTGAGTTACCAGTTACTGTAAGTTGTGAACCAAGTGTTGTATTATTATCAACGTTAAGTGTTGAATTTAATTCAGTGTGACCATCAGCAGTCAGCGTACCTTCGATATTAGTATTACCTGTAGAAGATGCGACAAAGAACTTATCAGTCGTTCCGTTTCTAACTGCGAAGTCTGCGTCAATATCAGTTACACCGTTTACATTAAGTGTTCCTTCAATTAATGTATTACCATTATCAGTATCAACTGTAAATTTATTTGCAGCAGATCCATTTTGAATATGGAATGATCCGCTTGCTTTATTAATAATTAGAGAGTCATTTATATTTGTTTGACCTTCAACAGTTAATGTTCCTTGAGTAGTTGTATTACCACTCTCACCTAAAACTTCAAACTTAACTGTATCACCAGAATTTAACTTACCAACATAAAGATCATCACCAATATGGAGGTCAGTTTGAATACCTGCACCACCAAAGATTCTTAAGTTAGAAGTATTATCAGATGCATATGAAGGAGTATACGCTGCACTTGAACCAGAACGTAATTTATATCTGATGTTTAGATAGTTTCTGTTACCGAATGATTCTGTAGCACTGTCTCTTTGGTTTAGAACACCGTTAACAAAGACATCACTATTGAATACTGTATCACCCTCAATATATCCACCACCGTCAAATCTAAATGAACCATAATCATTTGATTGTATTTCATAAAGACCAGTTCCACCATTCTGTGCAACAGTTGGTTCATCTGTATCTTCAAAACGAACAATACCTGCGACATTCAAAGTGCTGTTTGCATCAATGGCACCAGTATTAGTTAAAATACCACCAACTTCAATATTACCTGTAGTGGTATGAAGTTGTATTTTAGTTGTGCCACTACCATTATTCAATGATAATGTCTTAGAAGCACCTTGGAATACAATATTATCATCAAATCTAGATGTGCTGTTTGCTCTGAATGTGCCATCAACATCTAGTAGACCACCAATATTAACATCATCTCCAATACCAACACCACCTGCAACTACTAAGTCTCCTGTAGTATTAGATGTTGAGTTTGTATTTGTTGTAAGTTTTAAGTTACCTGCAGTTATACCACTCGCTGTTCCGCTAAAGACCTCTGAAGTGTTCGTGGCGTTGTGTAGGAATGTAAATCCTCCGACATGTCCTCCAAGGTCTGTGTAGCTATCATCGTAGCCAAAGAATCCAAGTCTTGCTTGATCGTCGTAATATCTGAATTCAACTCCACGATCTTTATTGTCATCACTGCCTGGAGCAGTATCACCACCAAGAGTAATAATGGGATCATCAATTGTTGTAACTGTTGAATTAATTGTTGTAGTCGTTCCATCTACCTGTAGATCTCCCATTATTTGAACTTTACCACTGGTTGCTCTATCATCACCAGGATCTAGGATCATGGTAGCAGCAGAGGAAGCAATGTAATCTCCTTGGAAATATATGTCTTCTACTTGTACTTTACCTGCAGCATCTGATGCAGTGATTGTAACTGTATTCTCTGCAGTTACTACAACACCACTATTACCAGAACCAGAGTTGGTTGCTAAAATACTTAATGTTCTAGCAGAAGATGAGTTCTGTGTAGTCTGGAATGTTAAATTACCATCACCAGTTTTATCTAAAGTCTGTGCAACTGAACCATCTAAAGTGATATCAGGATCGCTAAAGTAAGAACGTACGTTTACATCGATCTCACCTGCACCACTATCACCAGTATTATTAGCAGAAAATAGTAAACCGCCAGAAGTATTATTGATTTTAATAAAGTTTAATTTATTAAAACCAGTATTGGCGGTAGAAGTTGTAAGTTCGTTATCTAATTCAAAATTTTCAACAGCATTTCCATCTGTGAAAATAAGTTTATTATTTTGTAGTTGTGTATTATCTACTCCTGCGGTGGCGATCGTGACGTGCCCGTTCGCGTCAACGTCGAAATCTTCTTGTGCAAAACTAGCCAATCCCTTCTGCTCTGTTGCTTCGGCAGCGAGATATCTCCACCCGCCAGAGTCACCGCTACTATGAGTAGGTGCACCTGCACCTGCAGCAATGCCAGTGATGGCTTGGTAAACTTTTGATGCGTTAGCAATGATGTCATATCTAACGTAAGTAGTACCTGCGTTATAGCTAGCATACTTACTACCCTCTGCAGCAGTAGCGATAGGCACATTTGTTGCACTTGTCAATCTACCATAGGCATCAACAGTAAATTTAGTAGCGTTAACTGTAGCCGTACCAAAGGGTTCGCCATTTCCACCTGCACCAGATACAGATGTCAGGGATTCCGTATTATAGTTACCTGCTGTAACAGCAGTGGTAATCATATCGATGGTTGGGTTACCAGATATACCTGCACCTTCACTTACAGAAATTCTTGTGGCAGTTCCAGTAATAGTTCTAGTCGCTACAGTATTAGAAGCAGTTCTAGAGATCATACCAGTTGTGGTCAAACCTGCTAGAGCAATTAAGTCTAAATCATATGGTTGTGCAGATGTCCCTTCATTAGTTCCGTCAAGACCATAATCAGCAAGAGTACCATTATTAGAAGTAGTGAAATCTTGTGCGTTTGTTATTCTACCTTTAGCATCAACAGTTACTTTATTATAAGTTCCTGTAGGAGATGATGTACCATCATAATGTGGTAAAGTTGAAACAAGTGCTAATTCAGCAGATAGGTTTAAGTTAGTAGAACCATCAAATACACCAGAAGCAGTAACCTCGTTAGAGAGTTGGATTTGTCTAGATGAAGCAAGTCTAGACGCAGTAGATGAGTTACCAATAACAGTTGAAGTGATAGTACCTGCAGAGAAGTTACCATCAGCATCTCTTTGAACTAAAGTATTTGCAGTGTTAGATGTAGATTCTACAGGACGTTCGTACCTTAAAGTGTTCCATGCAGATACACCATCACCGATCTTAAAACGACCTGTGTCAAGTTCTATACCCAACTCACCTTGTGCAAGAGTCGGGTTAGAGTTTGCCCATTCCTGTGCGCCCCCTCTTCTTAATTGAATTCTATTTGCCATTTGTTACGACAACTCGATTAGATTATGCTTCGTTTATTATTTATGCTAAAAAAAGAGGGGGACTGTGCCCCCTTCAAATTATTCTGCTGCAACTGGATCGGGAGGAGTAGAAGCGGTCTCTTCCTCTTCCTTTGGATTGAAATACTCTAGTGTTTCAATAGCACCCAACAGTTTAAGTGCGGTCACCTCATTTTCTTTAATTTTAGCAGACAGTTGTTGATTTTCTTCAATCAACTTTTGATACCTCTCTTTAAATTGAGAATGCATCTCTTCTTGTGATACTTTTTCAACAGTCATTATGATGTTTGGTTTTGGACTAACGTTAGTAAGAGTGATTTTATTTCACCCATATCTGATTTTAACTCAGAAACTTCATTTTGTAAAGTAGTAAATTCCTGTTTTTTTAATTCCTCTGCCTTATGTGCTTTCATATATTTCTGATAAACAGTTTGATCAGCACATTGTATGGAACCCCCATTGGAATCCCTAAACCAGTTTGATTTGTCTTTTACAGGAACTTTCATTATACAGCAAGAGCAATTGCTCTAAGATCTTTAATAATTGGCACTAATGCCTGATTAGGAGAAACAAACACTACCTTAATTTGATATTGATCGAAACTCAAACCAGATACTTCATACTCATAAGATCTATAAATCTCTCTTTCTGAAGTTGCAGGAATCTTAGATCCTGCAGATGGGAAGAAGTCAAATCCCAGTTGTTCTATAGGAACAGAAGATCCAACAGGACGCACTCTATATAGCACCTTAATCTCACTGTTGGGTGGGCGATAACCCGCGAAATAAAGTTTGATAGAACCAGAAGGATTAGTTAAGGTTGCAGTTCTAGTAATGTAAACTGCATCGTGATCATCACCAACTGATAATTTTGCAGTATTAGGATCTGCAGGATTATTCACACGATTAGATACTAAAGTAACTGACATTCTATCTGTATCAATAACAGGAGAAATTGTAGTCTTCTCAGTGGTCATTGTAAGATCCATTCTGAAGGACTTAGCACCGCTAAGTTCAGAAGATTCGTTGATTGCAGAACAAACTAATTGTGGTGAAATCAACTCATTATCTTGACTTAGAATAATATCAGAGAATACTCCATCATTTGCGAATGATGCTTGAGATAGAGTAGTTCCATCATTGATAGACGTACCACTAATTGTATTGATTCTAGCAGTAACATCAGTCTTAGGAAGTAACATTCTCTCAATCTGAGGAACAAGAGTATTATATTGAATATTTTGAGTTGCAAAAATAGTCTGTCCGCCACCTAGAATACCCAATCTAGCAATAGAAGATGTAGAAATTTCATAGTAATCTAGAGTAACATTTCCAATTCCTGCATGAGTTTTGTTAATTTCTGTTAGAGGAATACCATCAAGGTTATAACATTCAACTACAGATTCATCTGCGTGAGATGTAGCAGTTGTGCCATCAAGACCACGTTCATGAGCAGTAATAGTTTTATTATCACTAGAGATTGCACTATAAGATATAATTTCATTATTGATCTTAATGTAACCAACATTACTTGTGCCAATAGCACCACCATTGATAATCTTATGGAATGCACCTGCATCACTTACAGCAATGCTAGTATCTGTAGCAGATATAGATGCAGTCAATGCAGTTTCAGAAACTTCAGATTTAGCACCTTCAATAATCACATTGTTAGATGCACTGTGCATACAGTGATTACTATGATAAACACGAATCTTTCTTTGACCTGTGGAATATGTTGGTGTTCCTGTTGGATATGAAGGTTGGATTGCAGCAGTCTCAACAGCATCTCCACTGTATGTGATACTGCTAACTGTTGCAGTTTTTGTTGATAGTGAACCTGTAATAGTTTCTGACGATGGAGTAAATGCAGAAGACACATATTTAAGTGTCAATGTATTTGTTCCAGTAGTCCAAGTTACAACTTCCGCAGTAGGAGCAGTAGAAGAATTACCTGTAATTGTTTCACCGACTGTAAAGTCACCAGAAGCACCAGTAACAACCATAGTTGCTAATGTTTTGGAAGAGACAACACGGTTAGCAATTACTCCACCAGTGTTAGATCCTGCTGCCCAGTTACCACTAATATCATTAATAGTTAATTGAACACCACCTGCTGTTACAGTTCTTGCAGTAATCGTACCTTCTGCCAAAGTAGTCTTTTGATAGATACGAGAACCAACTGTGTATGGTAGTGTTGTTGAGTTGAGTGTAAGAACCAATTCTGGTTGGAATGTCTGAATAGCATCAGAACGAAGATTTAACTTACCACCATTTCCTCTACCAAGTTCGGCATTATTCAATACAAGTTTAGTTTGTCCAGTATTACTGAATGATGCAGCGTTGATAATAAACTTAAGATCTTCATATTGATCTGCAGTCCATGTAGTCGCGTTCTGAGATTTGAATAGAACACCTGCATAAGGTTGTTCAGAAATTGTTCTATCACCTGTAATATCAATCTCACCCATTCTAGAGATCCAAATCTGATATGAGTTGGAGTCAGAAAGAAGAACAAAACAATGTTCTTGAGACTGAGGAATATATACGGGAGCATCAAATGTAAATCTAGTTGCAACTGCAGCAGATTCCGATAACTGAACTGAATCAGGTTCTAGAGTAACATCAGAGAAAGGTAGAATGGTTGTTGTAGGATAACCATTTTCCATTGTTCTGATTTGCATAGAAACTGGAATATTTGAATCCTTCTTAAAGAAGTAAACATCAACAGAAGTAAGGAAACGACCACCTATTTCATCAACAATAAATGATTGTGCAAGAGGGTCATACCAACCAACCTGTCTAGTCTCAGTTCTAGTTGTTTGAATTGTTTGTTCTTGAGTTACAGTATCTTGAACTACTTCTGCGTTACGAATTGCCAAGATATTTTCTTGAACTGTATTCAACGTACCTCTTGCTTCATAAGCGACCTGAGCAGAAGATTCAACTGCACCAGATAAACGTGAATCAGTTTCAGAAGTAGAAAGTCTTAAAGTTCTAGTTCCTGTTGCCCATCTTGGATTTGTATCTAGACCAGGATTAGGAATAAAGAACGATGCCTTCATCTTACCAAATCTATCAGAAATTAAACGACGATCTTTAACAACAGCACGAGCACCAGAAGTTCCAACTAATACTTCTTGAACTTGCATGTTGCCATAGAAATCACCGATTGCTTGCTTAGAAAGTTCAGTAGTATCGATGTTCAAAAATGCAGTTGTAGATGCATATGAAGTAGGAAGTGTTGTATCATCATATGGATTAAATTTAAAGAAATCATCAGGAGCAGCAACTTTAAACTTACATCCACTGAGCTCACCAGTTACAGTCTCACCTATAACAAAAGGAGTTGAGTTTGTTCTACTATCAACTGTAGGATCTTTAATAATTTCAATAATTTTAGGAACCATATAATCTATAGTTGTTTTTCCATCAAAGAATGAATAGAAACGAGTTCTTGGTTTTAGACGAGCAACGTCAAGTTCAACGTTTCTAGAACGAATCCAAGGAATAGATGTGCTAGAAAGAATAGAATCACCCATAGATTGACGATCAATTCTAGGAATAACTTGAGTTCTAACACCTTCTCTTACTTGTTCTTCAGTTGTTCTAATTTTTTCAACTACATTAATACGACGCATACCACGACCACCCCATACATTAGGTCTAGGTGATCTACCAATATCTTCTTCTAACCAATGTTTGTTTTTAACTGTTTTTGATGATATGACTTTTTCACCAGTCCATGTGGTTTCCCATGCTCCCCATTCAATAGGAGCAAAACCATTTTGATCAACATTAAGTTCAGATGATACCGCTTGGAAATCACCTTCAATCTGTTGAACTGCTGCAGGAAGTCTGTTAGTATCTAACCAATCATCAGAACCAGGTGTTAAAGTAATACGACCTATGTAAGTAAAAACGTTAAATGGGTTGATGTTTTCAACACGGGAAGCATATGGTTGATTAATAATTGCTTCTTCAGTATATGGTAAGGTAATTAAAGGACCAGTTTGTTGAATGTTAGTTGATAAAGTTGTATTAATTACTAGAGGAACATTAGTTGTATAATGAGAAGGACGAGCGTAACCTTGTCTGAAGTCAAGTGATGCAGAAAAATCTTCATGTCCTACATCAGACTTACTATGATCTCCAAAATCATCAACTATAAATCCATTCTTCAAACGATTCTTACCACTAGCATCAAGAATTTGAGTATTAAATGTATCTGTCTCAAGCATATTGAGTGAAGTATAATACTCAACCTGATCTAATCGACGTTCTAGACCACCAATGTCACGCATGGTGTAACGTTTATTATCAGATCTTACTATAACTGTATCTGCAAGTGGATCAAAACCATATGGTTTATGAGATATGGTTGCTAGTAACATACCATCTTTTAAATCATCAGGTTCTTGAGGTCTTTCAGAAGATTTACCTTTAATAATTTGGAACTCACCATCAGGAGTTACGAATGCTTTATCAATTCTAGGTAGATACCAATCAAAATCACAACGGAAATTGCTGTTCAATTTTGGAATATCAAAGACTGTAGCATTTGGAGTTCCAGATACATTGAATACTCTTGACTTGAAGTCAAATGTAGAACAGTTTACAAACGCAGGAGATGCTACCGTACCTGTTCCACTAAACAAGTTCTTAGCACCTGGTCTGAAGTCTAAGTAATCTGCAAGGAATTGGAATCCAAAGAAAGGAATGTCAGCGTAAGTTGTATCAAGATATGATTGACCACTGAAATAATCACCAGTTGCAGAATGACTGTAGTAATCAACAATAATTTTTAGTTTTCTAACAGGAGCAGCGACACCTTTCTTACGAACAATTTTTGAAATATCATATATGAAACCTGTTTGATTTACTTCCATGAAGTAATTTTCGGTAACTACCTTTGAACCAACAATAACAGATCCTACACTATCATTAATAATTGCATTAATAGCAATATTATTACTATCAAAACCATCAAGAATTTCACCTGCTTGGAACTGACCAGACAAGTAAACAACGTTAAGTTTTAAAGTTCCAGAACTGAAGGCAACTACTTTTGCTCTTGCTTTAGAAGTTCTACCTGTTACGATAGTTCCTGTAGCAAAGAAAGTGGGTTCTACCAAAGTTACACTTGGTATTACTGGATCATTATCATCTAATGATTCATATACAGCATGTAATCTATAGCAGTCTACAAGACCAAGAGAAAGATCTCTATCTTGAATTCTTGTTCCATATAGATTTGAATATGTTAAATTATAATTTTGCTTATCAAGATCTTTAATTGTCTTATTAACTTTAAGAACAAACATCTGATTACCAGATTTTGTTTTTCTAGTAGTAACGTTCTTAGAAATAGTTGCTGTTACTTTAATAGAAGTAATACTTGTTAAGTTCTCAATTTGTAATGTTGTTCTATCAGAAGAGGTAAACGTGGTATAACCAATAGCACCAGAGTTGGTAGTATTGATAGTGATTTGATCACCTACAGGATGTGTAGCATTACTTCCTGCAAGAACTGTAAATGTATAGTTCTCATCACTGATTGCTTGGAACTGTTCGTTCTCAGGTAAGGTGATAGAGATAGAATTGGAAGCAACAGTTTGAGCATCAAATGTTCTTCTAACAATCATAGATTCATCAGAAATACTCTTGATATACTTCTTAGGCATGTCGCTGAGAAGATCAGCATTTCCAATATCATTCAATGCAGTTCTAAGTCTTACTGCAGCGTTATATGTGTCTGCTGATGGAGCAGAAGAACCAACTGTTACATTTACAAGTTGTCTTCCATAATTAAAAATATTTGATGTGTTAGTAGTAGCGATTGCAGTTTGAGTTACACCATCAACAGTAACAAATTCAGTAGAACTAAAGTATACTTGATCACCAGGTCTTAGATCTAAAGCAAAGTTTGATTGCAAACCTTCAATAGATGCACCAACTGTAGCAACATCAAATGTTAATGATGCACCTCCACCACCACCGAGTTTTGCATCGGTAACAGTGAATGTTTCATTTACAATATATCCAAAACCACCTTTAACAATAGTAACTGTTGCAGCACCAGATCCATCAATTACAATGGAGAATGTTGCTCCTGTTCCATTTCCATCAGTAGTGTAGTCAGATGCACCTATGGTATAAGTTCCTGCAGTTCTAGACCCATCAGCACCACTGACAGTATCTGTAGTTGCAACATTACCTGCACTAGTGCTGTATGTAAAAGTTTCACCCTCAACAGGTAGAGCATCTTCTAAAATTGCATCACAAGTAAATTCAATATTATTTGTGCTTTCATCTCTAGCAACATACTGTCGAGTATCAGAATATTGATATTCATGCATAGCAGCAATAGTATCAACATTCTCTCCATCAACAGTGACCATCTCACCTTCTACAAACGTACCTTCTACTTGATATACGATAAGAGTATCATCAGCACTGATTGCATCAGTTAGATATGCTCTAGCACCTGAGGTTGCACCAATAACTAGTGAACCTGCTGCAATGGTTTGAGCAGTTGCCAGTTCCAAAATTGTAAACATTTGAACATCAAAGATATTCAATTTATATTGATCATCAGCAGTTCCAAAAATATTATCGGGATCACCAATATGTTCTAAAGAAGAAACACGAGCAAAACCAATAATACTACCTGCTTGAGATCCTGGACTTGATGTAAATGTATCTCTTAGTTCTAAAGTTTGATAAGCATTAGTAATTGTGGAACCTGCAACATTAGGGAATCCATAAACATTCTTTACAGTTGTAAAGTTACCCATCTCAAATGGGATAATAGTGTTTTGTGCTGCTTGAGTTTCACGAGGTTTATCTAAATCAATATAAGTAGGTGCTAATCTCTTAATTCTATATCCTCTAACGTACGCTACACCTGAACCAAATTCAACAGCATATTTTGATTCGGTAGCAGTAAATCCTGATGAAGTTGTAGCACCTGCAGCATATACACCATTATTAAAACCATCATCAAGGTTTTCTCTCATTGTAATTTCAAAGTCTTTGATAACGTAGTCTCCAGACTCTTCAAAAGTTCTAAGTGCAATACTCTTTTCTAATTCATCATATGCACTTCTATCTACAAGTTTCTCTACCTTTGATGCATTAATACGAAGAAGTTCGATAAAGTTTTTATCAGCATCATCAGTAAGAAGTTTTTTAATTAAGTTTGTGGTGATTCTAAATCTATGAGAACCAGGAGCAGCATAGTTAGATGTTCCTGCAGCGTTATCATTGAGGCTAAGGTCATCTTCTGGGGTGACAATCGACTCTTGAATATCAAGTCCGATACGATAGGAGGGGTTACTTCCATATTGATCTAAAAGAATATACTGGTATGGGACATCAACAAAGAATCCCCTGATGAAATATACACCAGATTGCACATAAGCAACAGAACCTGTTTGAAGAGCACCAGTAGGAAGTAATTGTGCAAAAGGAGATCCAACTTCAATCAAAGTGGTTCCGAAAGTGATCTCAGTATCTGTAATTAATTGTTCGTTATTTGCGAAAGTTGCTTGATTACTGTCCGTGCCACCAGATTCAATATATTTTACATATAAAGTGATATATCCTTTATCTGAATCAGTTGAAGAAATACTATAAAGAACCTTTGCCTTTACACCTGTGGTAAGACCAGTAATAATTTTATCGTTTAATTGAGTTCTGTAGAGTTCAACATCAGCACCTAAGAAAGACTCTTGGAGCATAATACAATCGACATTCAGGTCATAACCAACTTGACCTGGTATAACCATTGCACCATCTTTGAACAAGTGAGCACCAACATTCTCCACTTGATTTTGCATGATGCTTTGCATCGTTGTAAGTTCCCTTGCTTGAATAGGGAAGCCAGGACGAAACAAAACTCGATAGAAGTTTTTACTCGTATCAAAGTCGTCGTAATATGGTGTGACGTTTAGGTTGGTATTTTGTGCCATTAGAATTCGATTACGATTTTGATGTCTTCTACTTGGTCGTTAGCACGACTGATTGCTCGTCTATTATCTATGTAAACAACGTCACCGCTATTTGACGCTAATTCTGGTTTAGAATAACCATTATTAAACTTCATACCCAAATCATATTCAGTGTTGTTAATTGTTCTAGAAGAAGAGTTGGGAACAGCAGGGAAATTGACATCTGGTTGACCAGCTGCACCAGAAGTTGCACCGTTGATGACGTTAGATCCGTCAAACTCATTTTGTGTCCCTGTAACTTCGGGGAAGATACCATCAACAGCGTTCTGATAATACTTCAAAACTTTGGTTGTGGCATTCCAAGAAATAACACGACCACGAGCAGTAACGTTGGTTCCACCAACAACTCGTGTTTGAGTAATAATTTCATCAGGCACATAGTTGCCTTGGAATGTAGGAGAGAAGATTGCTGCCTTTGTAGCAGAAACCGTCAAGTCCGAAATCAATTCAGAAGTTCCAAATTTTAAAGGATTAGTAACAAGACCAATACGACGATAATCGTTATCGATTGGGAAGTCACCTGCACCTTCATCATATGATAGTTTGGCGTTGATCATTACACGGAAAGCACCGAGTTCAACAACTGCATCTGCACCATGTCCGCCTGGAGGAGGAATGATTACATCAACTATGGCACCAGTTCCTGTTCCAACACCAGTAATGTTGTCAACACTTACTTTACCAAAAGTATATCCTGTTCCACCAGATGTAACAGTAGCAGAAATAATTTTACCACCATCTACAACAATAGAAACACGACCACCAGTTCCATCACCATTGATTGCCACATTATCATAAGTTCCGTTATTATAACCAGAACCAGCTGAGTTAATAACAACTGTATCTATTTCACCAGAAACTGCGTTTGTTTTCACTGATGTGTTTGTGAAAACAGGCATATAATCATTTGAAAAGAACTTAAGAACCGATGCTACGGGGATGGTATACATGTATTTCCAACGATAACCATCACCAGTAGTGATAATTGAAGTAGAAGTACCTGTAGGTTCCACTGTAGAAGGTTTTCCATTATAGCATTGATATTGTGAATTCACGACATAAAAGTCGGAATCATATAATTTAGTAGCACCTGAAGCAGCAGTTTTTGTAGGAGAATAGTCATGTCTATACATGTCATAGGTAAAACCTAGTCCACCTGTAGTTTGTTCTGGGGAAACCCAGTCAATTCTACGAACAACCTGAATGGTATCAGAAGCGAGGACTCTCTTCATCGATATCATATCATCGTACGATCCAGAAAACTCTGAGAATGAGTCTACTGCCTGTGGGGGCGAGTTCTCATTATCCCAAGTTTGAGGTCTACCAATGAAAAGATACAAACGATCACGGGAAGTTCCCGCTGCATCGTCACTCTGAGTTGCGTCAGGACCTTCCAGTGCTTTTATAAATTTCTTTGCAGAAAATATTCTAAATTGATCAGTTAATAGGGCTGCCATTTTGGGATACTATTGTCCTCCTGTTTATTTATGAGGGTTACGAGCGAACAGTTGCTTGATATTCAATACTCTTGATTCTATATCGTGCACCACCGTTCCCTACGAGGTCCTCGCCTCCTAGAATTGCTTGTGCAACTGCACCCGCACCAGTCGTATCACCAGTTGCATTAGTGAATGTTACTGTGGGGTGTAGGTTATATGTGTTATCAACAGATTGTTGAATACCATATCCACCATTGTTGATAGTAATAGAAGCAACTTGGTCTCCTGCAGCTGTGAGAACAGCAGTTCCAGTCGCTTGAATGTCACCAATATTTTCAAACGCTACTGTTGGTGCAGCAGTATAGTTTGTGCCAGGATTTTGAATAATAACATCAACTACAGTTCCGCTATCAGAGAACTCATAAAGATATCCACCAATACCAACTGCAATGTTTCCAGTATTAAATGGAACAATGCTACCTACAACTACTGTTGCTGTTGTTGGATCATAAGAAACAACAGTTCCAATGACGCCAGAAGTTGCACCTGTAACAACTTCATTAACGCTATAATTTATACCATTACCATTTGTCACATCAAGTTGAATACTTAGAAGTGCAGTGTGTTCAACACCATCACTCAAAGCACCAGCTGAAACTATTGTTGCAAACTTGAATGGAATAGTTCCATCCTTTACATTATCACCAACTTGGAATAATGTTGTATTAGTTCCACCTTGAGTTTCTTCGATACCATATAAAGAATTATAGATACCACCATCTAGACTAATCTGATTAGCATAATCAGTGCCAGTATTATCTAGGTCAGCAATACCATCACCCGCTGATGTTGGCAAGATATCTTGGAAAGAACTATCTGCCAATAAGGAAGGAGGTTCTGTTAATAAGAAAATATTAGATCCAGTAGTTGTAAGAACAGTATGAGGTTGGAATCCAGCTGGTGCACTAGAAGCAACTCCTGCGTCAAACTGCACGATAGCATCTTCAGTAGAAGGAATACCACCGTCAATAAATGCTAATTCATCAACTTCAAAAGTAACTAGAAGTTCTCTAGAAA